GCAACTCATTATCTCATTATATGGGGGCAGACCTAGAACACCCCAATGCCATTAAAATAGCGAGTATTGATGGCTTGGCACAGAGCAAAGGATGGGTGATGGATCGCCCGTTGTCCTTCGTGTCCGTGATTGTTGTGAGTTACCTGATATTCTTGTGGTTCATGCTCCGGGACTTGCCAAGGATTGACTGATGCCACGTATCGAAGAAATGTTGGGACAACCTGATCCGAATTACGGTCCCGGCCACACGGCGACCGGCGGCTTCGGCCATCGTCGAATCCAGCGGGGTCCCCGTATTGCGGGACCAGTAACGAAAGAGATGTTGCGGAAACTTGGGTTGTCCCCGACTCCGCAAGACCCGACGGATGGACCGCAGTGGTGGTGGGTCTCCTCAGGTTTGTTCCTGTTGCGGGAAGGACAAGGGCCGTGGACATTATGTGCCCCAGATTCCGATCCGACGTCGTGGCACGTGGTTTGTTCGGTCACTTCCATGGAGCATCTGGGAGTATTGCTAAATGTGGTGAAGGGAGCACTGCAGGGGACAGAGAAGGCGAACCGACCACCTTGCCCTTTCGCCATTATTCCCATGCCCTACAACGCCCAAGGTCTAGGGCCAGAAATGGACCCTACAAAAGTCGTTGAGACCGAGTGGCAGGTCTGGGACGACTGCAATCGCTGTATCGCGGTTCTTCGTACGGACCACGAAGAACTCGCGACAGTGGAAAACCTGCAAGCGTGGGGTGGGGTTCGTCGTCACCTCAATGCTTCCCACATGGTGGCTTTTGCCGGGGCGCTAGACAACGTAGTGATCTGTCGGCGGGATGCAATGGAAACGGGATGGACAGTTTCCATTGCCGATGCTTGGGGCAACTCGATGACTGTTCAAACAAACCTGATAACGAACGGACAAATGTACGAAGCCCTCCGGGGCTGTGGTGTCCAGTTGAAGTAGAAAGAAACACAATGACGAAAAAATCAGAAGATACGCAACCACTGACGGCTTACATGGCGTCCGGCTTTGTCGCGGTCTTTCCAGCGTTGCTCAACGCCGTGGCTTGGCTCGGGGTGTCCCTGATTGTGACATCATGGCAGACGGCCCTTGGGGTGTCACTGCTGTCTCTGTCCATCAGCTGGTGCTTGTTTTTCTTTTGGTTTGTACGATTGTTCCAACGGCAACTCATAGCAGACCGTGCGGCGATACAGGAACTGGAAAAGACACGGAAGGAGGGACCATGTTGACCCCGGAAGACTGGCTGAAAACGTACTATCCGAAACCCGCGTCTTCTACGACAAAAGAAGAAGCCATCCAGCATTCCCTCACCAAGTGGAAAGGTCTCCGCCCGGCGGTCCTCGAAGAGCATGGTCTGCGACAGTTCGGCCAGCAATTGTGGACTTCTCGTGTTCCTGATTCTGTCTTCGTCATTGATATCGTGTCGACTACTTGTTCCTTGTGCCACCATTACTACAAATTTGACGTGGAACAGTTATCAAGCTGTGCCTCGTGTCCCTTGACCAAAGCCCGCGCTGGTGTTCCTTGTGACAAACTTACGGGGGAAGAATCGTTTTCCCCATGGTACACATGGGTCCGAACCGGAAATCCCGAACCCATGATCCAAGTGTTGGAAGCCGCCCTTGCTTTGGAACAGGCGCAGTGAGCACCCCGTACTCAACCAATGGACCAGAAGACGACACCATTTGGCTACTGACTTTGATTGCCTTGGTGATTTTCTTTTACACGCTGCTTTTCTAGTTAGCACTGGAAGAGACCGTGCCAAAGCCGAATGAAGAGTACCGGTTCGCCCCTACTCCAGAACCGGAGTATCCTCTCCGGAACGATTATGTGGTGTGGCCCGGGCACTGGCCCAAATACCGCAACGGGTCTTGTGATCCTTGTGATATGTTGATTGGTCCGTGTCGCTGCGGGGCTTACCACGATAAGGGGGAGTTCCGTTTGCGTTTACGGACGGATGACAGACGAAGTGAACTGGGAAGTATTGAACGGGATTTGACAGGACCAAAGAGCGAACCATGATGGACCAGACGGAAGCCACACGACGCGAACTAGCCCAGCAACTCAACAGTGAGTCCGGAACCCGGGAAACACTGGAAGCCCGGTATGGACAGGTCTGGAACACCGAGCAACTCCAGCAGGATTTTGATGTGGTTGGGTTCCGGGCTCCATTCGTTATTGTTCGCCGGAAGACCGATAACATTGGTGGGAGTCTGCTGTTCCAACATGATCCCCGGTTCTATTTCCAATTCGAGTAGGAAGGACAAGCGGTCATGTCTTTAGCAACATGGAAAGCGAAGTATTACCCAATCGAGGCCGACCTTGTTCCGAAAGAGGAGGCTCTAGCTCACGCCCTGCAAAAGTGGAAAGGACTGTACCCATCCATTCTCAAGCGGTACCGTGTGAGGCTGGAAGGTCGTACTCTCGTTTGCCTTGTGGGACCGGACACGACAAGGTTGGATATTGACGTCGATTCCTGTGCTCTCTGTCACCACTACGCCCATTCTAATTCCTGTCCCAAGTGTCCTCTTTACTTGGCTCGACAGGGGGTTCGTTGTGACAAACTTATGGGCGACGAATTGGGCTCGGACTCCCCGTATGGTCACTGGCTCTCTACCGGGGACCCGAGGCCAATGATTCACTGGCTGGAAAAGACCATCCAGTCCCAACACCAGACAACCGAGAATCACAGTCCATGAATACTATTCACGTCATTGTCTTGTTTGCGGCTATGTTTCTGAAAGTCTTTCTCATGGGCTTTCAGTCCAAGAACGTGGTCGGGAACCACTACCGGGCGGCTTTTCTGACTTCAGTGTTCATGGGGACATCCGATGTGATTTTGATTACAGAAGTCGCAACATCCGGTTGGTTGTCCGTTATTCCGGTCACATTGGGTGGTTCCTTTGGCATTGTGAGTTCGATGTGGACGCACAATAAGCTTTTCAAACCCCCACGGGTTGTCTAATAGCAAGGAAACCCCATTCGCTATTCAGCTTGGCGGCATATGGCGAATGGGTACGGTAGGTTGACGTCCGATCTCTTATGGTATCGAAGCTGTCAATTGCTAGCTATGTGGTCCCGAGTAGTGCCGGATATCGGGACACCCTACACCAAAGTCTCTGAAAGGACTGGCTTGCTATGGGAGACCACGCCGACGACTGCTACGACGAAATGATGGATACGGACGAATTGCAACAGTCCTACGCTAACGTCGACCCCCGGTTGCTCCCGGACTACGTTCAGGACATGCTGTACGACTACGACGGCTCCATGCTCCCATTCGTGTTTAGTCGCCCCCGTCCTTCCCGTTCTCGGCCCACGGGGCCGGGACCCTGTCCAGCGTGTGGTTCCCCCACGACATTAAGGACCAACCGCGCCACACAAGGTCTTTTCTTCGGCTGTTCCCAGTTCCCAACGTGTCGCGGGTCACGGGACTGGTCCCCAACCTCGTAAAGGAAATTGATATGGCATTGCACACCGCCATCGGACAACCCTTGGCAAACTTCATCGATAACCTGAACGAGGATGCGTGGTACGCATTCATGGCCATGTTCGGTTTCACGATTTCAGAAACTGATTTGGCGTTCTACAAGGACCGGATCGCCCAGCGGGTGGATAACGAAATTAAGGAACACCCCGAAATTCGACCGGCCGTGGTGGCTTTGGAAATCCTGCAGGAACTGGGTCTTCTCTAACGACTGAACCATGAAACAAGACATGCAGTACCCCACGAAATTGAACACACTCCTACCCACCCTATCCGTGACCCCAGTCATTGAAACCGGGGACCATGTGGAATTGCACGGTCACCGTGGTCAAGTCATCGGCTACCGTCTTGGGCAAATTTTGATCGCGTGTGATGGTGGTGGGTATTATGGCTGGTGCGATGTAAAGGATGCCAAACCAGTCAATCAAGGCGTGTGCTACGGCAAACGGGCCACGGTGTTCTACGAGGACGCATGGCACACGGGGACTGTCGTCCGGGAAGACATTGGTGGGATGACTTTGATTGACATTGATTTTGGACCAACGGTGAACACAACAACCCTTTTGTGGACTGTGGTGGAATAATGTACCTGAAATCTGCAACTGTTGAAAAGGACTTCCGGGGATTCGTCAAGGGCACAGACTTCCCATTAAAACCGATCACGCTGCTGGTCGGGGATCAAGGTTGCGGGAAATCTACTTTTCTGTTGGCACTGGCCCAACAAAGTCCGGAACCATGGCTAAGCTGGAAACTGACTCCGGCTGGCAAGGTGGGGGTCACGTCGTACTATTTTGATTCCGAAAAAATGAACCCCCGTGTCCTGAACCCTTTGACGTACTCCACCCCCAGTGGAATATCCACAGGCATCGGAGTGGGAGCCGCGGTGCAGTCCCGGTATCTTTCCCACGGGGAGGTTCTCCAGCAGTTTACGGTGGATGGTGTGTCCCGTGCCGAAAATGCGGTTCTTTTGTTTGACGAACCGGAATCTGGTTTGTCCCTAAGGAATCAGTTCGCACTGTGGAACGCGATGGAGGAAGCGGAAACACGGCACTGTCAATTGATTGTGGCCACACACTCGCTGGTCCTAATTCAATCTGTCCCCGAGGTTCTGTCATTGGAACACGGACGGTGGATGACCTCTCAAGAATTTGTGGAAAGTAACAAACAACCCCCACTCTCGTAAGGAAGAAACATGAACCTGCGTCAATTGTTAGACATGTTCGACAGCACAAACGCCGAGACTGCGGAAATTGAAGTGGTGGACCACCTCGGCGGTCGCCATCGTGTGATCGCGTTACACACGGATGCGGACAAGAAAAATGTCCGCATTGAGACCCAACCTGTGACCGTGACCAGCTCACTCCCGCCACAACCTACGGTCACGAAGCCCCCGGTCCTCGACATCGGGGGAGAATACTGGGCCCCGTTGTCTGTAAACGAACTGGCCGATCTAGTTGGTCGGTGTCTCTTCCTGTTCGGTCTGGGCCCCTGCGGCAACACAATCCTCTGTCTTCGTGTCATGGGTCTCGTTAACGCCACAACCCAACCCGAGCACGCTGTGCTGGTGGTGGATAACGCTTCCAAAGCCCCCTCGGCCTTCACGGCCAAGGAACTGTTGCTTAGTGATTACCGAATGGAGATCAACAACCCGCACTCCCGAGTGGGACATCGTGTCGAGTGTTAGTTTGAAGACTAACGTGGTACGAAGTCGACACGCAAACCTACTTAAGAAAACACACCAATGAAACTGATCACTCCGAAAACCTTGGCAGCGGAAGCCCCTCAGAAATTTTCTGCACAGTATTCTGGCTACCGTTTTGTTTCGGTGGAAAACCAAGCCATGGTCCAAGCGTTGAACGCTTTGCCACAACCCCCGACCCCGAAGCAGGTCAATCAGATCATTGGAAATGATAGTTGGACCGACCCGGGATTTTGTAACGAGTGTGGGAAACGGTCCAAGGCCCTTGTGGAGATTGGACAGTCAAGGGAGTATGATAGCCGGACTGCCTACGTGTGTCGAAAGTGTTTGGAAAAGGCCTTGAAATTGTTTGTATCATGATATCCTATCAGGATAGTTGATAGCCCATTTTTTGGTGGGTAATTACGGTTTCCAAATTTGTGGGGAAAAATATCAGGAAAATGCACTTAAGATTTTTTGAAGTAAGGGAACCACTAACGCCCTAGGGTGTTTTGTGGTTTCTTTTGTTTGTGTACGTCCCTAGGGGGTAAGGGGTGTAAAGGGTAGTTTGTGGGGTGGGTACAGTAGGGATAGAGGGACACTGGTACTTGACGGGAGGAATGGGGGTGTGTATGGTAAGTTCCCTGTGGTGGGGGAGCCGTCTCCTATGTAAGTAGTGTAGAAAATACAAGAAAGAAAAGGAAAGTATCATGCCTCGTCCTTTGTCACAGCCTTTGAAAGTGGAGCGTCATGAGCGGTTTTGTCATGCTTATGTTGTCAGCTTTCATGGTCGGAATGCTGCTGTTGAAGCTGGCTATTCGGAGTCTTCTGCTCCTGTGATGGCATGTCAACTTATGAAGAAGAAGAGTGTTCGCCGTAGGTTGAAAGAGCTGCAAGCTGAGTTCTTTGCTGCGAAGAAATTGGAAAGGGAAGAAGTGCTGCAACAGCTTTATTGGCTGTGTACAAGGGATGTTCTGGACTTCGCTGATAAGGATACTGGAACGATCAACGTCGATGATCTACGGCGACTTCCCAAGAATCTTCGAGCTAGTATCGATGCTCTGAAAGTCCGCCAGCTCTATGATAAGCAAGGGGAAGTGATAGGTCAGGAGATCACTCTCACACTATCCCCGAAAGCCAAAGCAGTCGAGCTGGCCATGAAACACTTCAGTCTCTTCGCACCTGATAAGGGTGAGTTGAAAGTGACTGGAGCCATTGATTGGGATGTGCTGTTCCAGTCCCAACGGGAGAAAGACCCGGAAGTGGAAAGCCTGATCGAGGAGCTTCCCCAAGGTGGGACGCAGCTGATTATCCGGGAAAAGAAGGTGGACCGGGATCATAACTAACGGGGCCCCATTTTGGGCCCTACTATATAGGTGTGGTAAACGGGGTTTCCAGTGATAAGGATAACCCTTTCTACCATGTCCAGCCCCCAGCTGGTGCTGATTTCTAGGACGATACGTGAAACAGTCTTTCCCCACCCAATCACTCAAAGCCATGGACCCGGTGCAGTTCGTCAAGCTCTGTTGGCCGGAGATTACTCTGTACCGCCAGCAGCGTCAGATCATGTACTCAGTCCAAGATAATATTGACACGGTCGTCCCCGCCGGTCACCAGCTCGGAAAGGACTTCGTATCAGGGCTCATTGTCTTGTGGTTCTTTGTGGCCCATCACCCGGTTCGGATTGTGACCACGTCCGTGGACGGTACACAACTGGAGGGCGTGTTGTGGGGGGAAATTCGGAGATTCCTCCAAACCTCGAAATACAAGCTGCCGATCGTTATCAACCATCTCCACCTCAAGAAAACATTTAATGGGGAAGTGGATGGTTTGAGTTATGTCCTCGGGCGTGTCGCGGCGCGGGGGGAAGGTTTGTCCGGTCACCATATCGCCCGCAAGGAATACGGGACGCCCCATACGTTAGCCGTGATCGACGAGGCCTCCGGTGTCGATCCAGTATCGTATGAGAAGATGATTGAATGGGCCCACCGGCGGCTGATCATTGGGAACCCCTACAACTGTGATAACTTCTTCAAGCACGCGGTCAAAGGGAAACCGGGGACAGAAGACAAGGGTGGGGATATCAAGTCAGAGTATGTGTTCCCCGATGGACGGGAATCCTACCTCCGGAAAATCATTCGTATCAAATCAGAGGACAGCCCCAATGTTCGCCGGGCGATGTACCAGATTTCACAAGGGTATGAGCCGGATCGAAAGATCATTATTCCCGGGGTGATTGACTATGACACGTACATGCTCGCCCGGAGGACATGGGACCCGGTCAAACAGTGTGCGGGGTTGGATGCCGACTTCTACGAAGGGGCGGAAGTTCTGATGTACCCGCCATTGTGGTTGAACCGGGCGGAAGGCTTGGCCGCGAAACTCCCCGCACGGCGTACGGCGAAAGCCATTGGGATCGACACGGGGGAAGGGTCCTCGAGTTCGGTGTGGACCGCGGTGGACGAGCTGGGAGTGATTGAACAACTGAGTCTGAAAACACCCGACACGAGCGTGATCCCAGAACAGACGATTGCGTTCGCCCGGGAGTATAACTGTCCCATGTCACAAGTCTTCTTTGACGCCGGTGGTGGAGGAATTGAGCATGCATGGATACTGCGGCGTCATGGTCACAAAGTCAATACGGTCCGGTTCGGGGAGCAAGCCACACCCCCACTGAAACGGGGGAGCCGGATGTTACAGGACCGCAAGGATATCCAAGAGCAACAATACACCTATGCGAACCGCCGGGCCGAGATGTACCATATGATTCGGCTGCTCATTGACCCTACGTTTACGCCGGCAGGCTGGGGTATTCCTCTCCGGTTCAAGGAACTCCGAAGGCAACTGGCCCCCATCCCTCTTTTATACGGGGAGGAAGGGCGTCTCAAACTCCCACCAAAGAATCGAAAGCCCGGTTCCACCAGTCGTGAGAAGACGTTGTTTGATATTTTGGGGTGTAGCCCCGATGAAGCCGATAGTATGGCGTTGGCTGTCTACGGCATGCGACGGCAGAAGAAACGCGTACTCGGAAAGGCGTTCTGATGACTGAGGAAAAGAAGTGGAATGGGGTTTACACGGACAGTCGGCCGCTGATGCGTTGTATGGCCGAGATGGCAAACGTCGACCAAGCTGGTATTCGGCGCATGGTCCTCGACCTGCGGTTGGACAGTACCCCCACTCTTTACGTTGAAACTTTCCTCGACGTGGTTCGTGCCCGAACCACGGACCTGCCCCCTGTAGAAGTAAAAGTGATCCGGGGTGCGATTGAGACTACATCCATCCTCAACAAGGAGTTCCACACGCACGCCCCCGCTCCGGCAGTTGCCGAGACACACGAGCTCATGTCGCTGCTCCGTGAGTTCGTGATGTACGAGGAGTATATAGACGACAAGGACTTGTGTCCGGTCCGGGATCGCTTGTTCCAAGCCGCCCGGGACTATTTGGAAACACACACCGAAGGAACCCCATGACACCACTCGATCATATTCAATACAGAACCCATACGAACACGTCGATTCAGGTTGTGTCGGTCATCGGGGAGTTGCTTCTCCAGCGCACGGAGTTTGTATCAACTCGTGTACTCGATACGGAGCCGGCTTCGTTGTGGTCCCAAAGACTGAAAGACAATATCCGCAAGGATATCCAGCGCAATTTGTATGGGGACACCCTCAAGGAACTGAACCGACTACGAGAGGCCGTGGACCTGTTTACTATTCACTGTGGAATGGTCCCCGGTTCTCATAAGTTGCGGAACGACGTACTCGACCGGATCAAGGACGTCCAAAAGACGATGGAGTAATTCGTGCGAGAACGACTGTTCAAGTTCACCAATGGGATCGGCAAGCCGGTTTGGATTCTCCCGGAGTCGGTTCTCTGCATGTACATGGATGCGGATGGACTTTATGTCATCCAGTGTCTCCGGACGTTGTGGACAACGAGCAAGGAAGATTTCTATCGTCTCTTGAAAGTCGTCAATGGTCTGGGTCAGTTTCCCGGACAAGAGGGCGACTGGTGGAAGAACGGGGAACCAAACCCACTAGATAACGAGGAACAAGAAGATGCTGAGTAGGTTGTGGCGGTGGCTCTGTAGTCTGTTCCAAGCAACTGTGGAAGAACTGGATGCTGACGAAGACCGGGAAATGATGATCCCGAAACTTCCAGTAGAGTAATAGATACGACTACGAACCACGATATCAATACCGGAAAAGCCTGACTTGAACCCGTGTCAAGTCAGGCTTTGTCTTTTCTTATTTTTGGGAATCGGCGCCGCAGTTTGGGATTTGACTGGACCGTCACCATGTCAAGTCACCCGGCAATTTTTCTCGAAAATGAGAAAGGACGCCGCAGTTTGCCCCGTACAATAGGGTCCCCGTTCCCACGGGGACCCCGGCACACGGCAAGCCCCGTCCTCCCCGTCAGCCGCCCGGCAGACCCGGTTTCCCTGCCAGCTTTCGGGGGCCCGTCAAACCTTCGCGTCCGGCCGGAAATTTCCACGAGCTGGAAACCCAACCCCGGAAAGGGTTTCCGGGAAGGTTTCAAAAAACCGCGAAAATCAAACCCAGCCGTGAAACCGACGGGGTCCCGTTGCCGTTTTCCCAGTGTGGGGCAACCAAACGGTTGACCCCACGGGGGACCCGAATGGGCGCCCCCGACCCGGAATGGGTCTGCTCTTTCCCAAACAAGCCGGCCTGCACTTTGGGCGTTCGCGCCCTGAGGACCGCGGGACCGGCAAGGGGGACCGTTGCTAAGATGGCCCACGGGGTCCAACGCGCTATGCCGCGGAGGGACGTGGGGGTGACACACGCAACGAACCATGTGCCCCGTTTGCTCTTTGACAACTCGACTTCTTCTGGCCCGCAGCACCGACTGCGCGGTGGACCGGTACATTCCCCGGCAGAATAGAGCAAACGGCACGTAAGATACAACACAGACGACGTCCCATCACTGGGACGTAATGTGGCCCCCGATTGTACGGGGACGGTTCGCAGCCCGATAAGGAACACAACATGACCATTCGACTCCCCAGCACTGGTTCCTTCTGGCGTGGAAACGTCGAGGGAGAAGACATTGGTGTATTCGACATCGTCCAGGCCATGGGGTCCGGTCAATGTGACCGCTTGGTACTCGAATACATGTTCGACAACGACCTGCAGTTCTGTGATGAAGACGACCGAGACGAACTGACCGACGACGAACTGCTGTGTCGGTTGGTGTGTGAATGTGGAACCGAACGCGAGTGGAAAGCGCGGTTCCGGAAGGCGTTCAAAGCAATGCACGACGCCTTAGAATAATGCAGAGGACAGGGGGCGCGTCGCGCCCCCTGTAATGCACTGACCCGATGTTGGGTCAAGGGTTCCAAGTCCCCAGTGGAGTGAGGACATGAAACGCCGTGACGTGTACCAGACCGGTCCAGTCGTCCCGAATCTTGGGTGGGAAAAGCAACCACCGCTGGTCTACATCACCAGTCCCACCAGTGCCATCGATCATCGGGGACGTCCAGTAGACATGACGGACACCAGTCTCTGGGAATCCCGTGGGAACCTGTCGGAGACGGATCTCCGTCGGATCGAGAAGAAATCCAGCAAGTAATGCAGAGGACAGGGTGCTTCGCACCCTGTAATGCACTGTGACATCGTGTCACAGGGGTTCCAAGTCCCCGTAAGGAAACGACCATGATTCTCAAGATTTCGACCCCTTCGGGGGCTTGTCCGGTTGAACTGAAAAGCAGTGAACCGGCAGCGATTCTGGAGTGGGCCGCCAAGGTGCGGGCCCACGGTGAAATGACAGATCGCCAGTACCTCGTCGAGGCGCTGGTCTTCTGGTCCCGTAGTTTCGACTGCGTGGACCCTCGGGATGTGTTCGAGGTGCTCGTCGCCGAGTATCCTCAGGAACGCCCCCTGTCGAGCCGCGAGTGGCGGAGCCTGCTGGCCGGGAAACTCGCCAGCAAGGAGGAACGGAAGGCCGCCAAGGAAGAGGCCAAAGAAGAAAAGAAAGAGGCCAAGAAGGCCGAAGCGGTCGCGAAGGAAACCGGACCGAAGAAGCGGTGGCTGGTGTTCGACAAGTACCCTGTCACCTCTGTCCTCCGCTGGATGGGGAAGAATGGGTTCAGCTTCGAGCAAGCCCGCAAGGCACTGACCTCAGTTCAGTGCGACGAAGTCAACGATACGACCCTGCGCATCCAACTCGCGGCCGGGGCCAAGGGACAACGGGGGGAACCCGCCCCACTGACCACGACCGAGGCTAACGCGATCACGGCCGCCGGTGGGGAACTCGTCGTCAAGGAAAAGAAGTCAGGTGTCAAGTTCGTGGTGCTCGGTCACCCGGCGACAGCCGTGTGTCGGACACTCGGCGCCAAGGGTTGGGAGTTCGACGCGGTCACGCTGGCCATCGAAACACTCGGCGCCCGTGGGATGTCCCACACGACCATGCGGATGCACTATACCGCAGGGAAGAAGAAAGACACGAAGTGGGGCGAACCGGCCAAGCTGACCAAGAAACAGATGACTCAGCTGACCGAGGCCGCAAAGTAATGCAGAGGACAGGGGGCGCAGCCCCCTGTAATGCACTGACCTAACGTAGGTCAGGGGTTCCAAGTCCCCATAAGGAAACGACCATGGCAACAACGAAGCAATTAGCCGGCTTCGTGCGGAAGCAGGCCGGCGGAACGATCTTCAGTGTCAAGTTCATCAAGCGCACCACCGGGGAGACCCGGGACATGGTGTGCCGGTTCGGGACCGTGAACAAGCTCGTAGGGGACGCCGGGTCGGGTCCAGCCTACGACGCTCTCGACAAGGGCCTGTTGCCCGTGTGGGACATGCAAGCGAACGGGTTTCGCAGCATCCCCCTCGAGAACATCATCGAGATTAAGATCAAGGGGCAGGTCTACAACGGACCGATGGCCCCTCTCACGTAGCAGAGGACAGGGCCGTAGGCCCTGTAATGCACTGTGACGCTGTGTCACAGGGGTTCCAAGTCCCCAGTGGAGTAATAACATGACCACGATCTGCCTCAGCTCTCAGCCGACCACGAACATGAACATTCCCCGCATCAGTATGGTGCGGGACAATGGTCATGACCGTTGGCTCATTCGGTTTGACTACCGAATGGACGAGGACTACTCGTTCGCTGTCGAAATCGATCATAACCTAACCTGCGCGGAGAATGACTTCCGGGTCGTAGCTTACCATCACGGGGACCGGTCTGAGGTCGTGACGAGGGATGAGTTCAAGCGACGTGTGGATGAAGCCATTACACACGAACCGTGCTTCGAGGACACGGACAAGACCGACGAAGAGTGTAACGAGATGGAGACCCGAATCCGGGAGAAGCTCCAGACGAAACTCACGGTGGTCGAATACAAATCGTTCTGGCAGGAAGTCGACAACTGCATTGCCCGGTGGAACGCCATGCTGTTCCTGTTCCAACCCACGGTCTGTCTATAGCAGAGGGGACCGACTACGGTCGGTCTAATGCGCCGGCCCTTTGTGGGGTCGCAGGTCCCAAGCCCTAGAGGAGATGGTCCCATGACCAAGCAAGAGCTCTATGCCTACATCGCAGCCATCCTTACTACACTGCTGGAAACGGACGCCCCCGCCCCGGAGAGTTCACTCTACCTCGCTATGGCAATGGACCTCCAACGGTATGAGCTCGTGCGGGACCTCATGGTCCAGCTGAAGCTGGTCACGGTCCAGTCGTACACGGTACGACTGACGGACAAGGGACGGGAAACAGCCAAGGAGTGCAGCGCGGCCCTGACGAAGTAATGCAGAGGACAGGGGTTCGCCCCTGTAATGCGTCCTCCCGAATGTCGGGAGGCTGGTCCCAAACCCAGTAGAAGGAACAACAATCATGGAACAAACCTACATCGTCCCCGAGGACAACCTGCCCCGCCTGCTGGAGGAAGTCGACCGTCTGAACAAACGGGCGAAGAAACTGGGGACCAAGCCCATCACCCTGACCTCACAATACGTCTACACGGACTACGAGTACCGCCATCCCAAGACACAGAAGGTTGTATGGTGGTCCTCCCACGAGGTGTCCTACGACCAAGCAGGCCGGAAGGTTGTGGGACCCGCCCGCCCACGGAAGAGTGACGACTACGTAATGACGGGACGGGTCCGGGTCTGGTCCATCGTGACTGTCAAAGGGGAATCCCCAAAGTATGAGGGCTGGGCCCTCGTGGGGTGTCTCGAGCCCCTGACACTGGACGACGGGACGACCGAGAACATTGTTCGCACGGTCCCCGGATGCACGGTCCCCAGTGTCTACCGAGACCGTGTGGGGTACTGTGATCACTGCAACACCAAACGAAAGCGGACCGAGACGTTCGTGGTTCAACACGACGACAGGTCGACCCGGATGGTTGGGCGTCAGTGCATCAAGGATTTTCTGGGACACGCCGATCCCCACGCCCTCGCCAAACTGGCAGAGCTGCTGATGGACTTAGACGGGCTGTGCCTCGACGCCCAGAACGAAGATTGGTTAGGTGGGGGCAGTCGGGTTCCGGAGAGCTGGGACCTCACACGGTTCCTCGACATCACGATCGCTGTAACACGGCTGGAAGGTTGGATGTCCCGAGGTCGGGCTCACGAAATCTGTGAGAGCGGAGGACGGGCCACCGCCACGGCCGATTACGTGCTCCACTACCTCACACCGCCTCTCGCCGGTACAGAAGCCCATAAGGACTGGCAGAAGTGGCGGGACCAAGTCGACAGCGTCCCACAAGAACCAGTGACTGGAGCGGAAGTCGTCGAATGGGCCAAAGACCTCGAGGTGTCCGAGGGGGAAGACTACCTCTACAATCTGAACCTGATCGCCCGCTGCGGGTATGTCAAACGCAAGACCGCCGGGCTGGCTGGGTCCATGGCTCAGGCCTACCGTCGGGCGAAGGGACTGCTGGACGACCAACGCAAAGGACCTCGCCCCGTGTCCCAGCACGTCGGTAAGGTGGGAGACAAACTCGAGTGCGACGTGACCTGTGACCGGGTCCACGCCACGGAGGGGATGTACGGGACAACTGGCATCCATAACATGACGGACGAGGATGGGAACGTGCTCGTGTGGTTCGCGTCCGGGTCCACGACATGGCTGACCGAAGGGTCCAAGTTTCGTATCAAGGGAACCATCAAGGGACACAACGACTACAAGGGGCAAAACCAAACAGCCCTGACCCGTGTGAAAATCCTCCGGGACTACACAGAAGAACAACGGGTCCAAGAACATGAAAAGACCACCACGTAGCAGAGGACAGGGCACTACGCCCTGTAATGCACTCACTCAATGGGAGTGAGGGGTTCCAAGTCCCCAGTGGAGTGATAACATGACCATGAGCACCATCGCCAAGATCTGTGAAGTGGTGGAAACCCACACGTTCCAAACCCTCGGCACACCACTCCATCTGGAGGACAAAGCGACGGTGAAGAAGCTGGAGTCTTACTACTTCATCGACCGGGTGAAGATCAACCCGGCAATGTGTGGGCCCGTCGCCCCCATCTTCGACCGGATTGAGTGCATCGTCCACGTGTCCTTTGCCAGTGGAAAAATCTTCCTCCGGTACGCCTATGACTACTATCACCCGAACGGGGGACATAACGGGTTCAACCGAGACTTCATCATCCCTCTCCCAGAATAGGAGGACCCATGGCCAAAGCTGAGAAATTCACGTACAAGAAACAGCCCGCGGGAAGGGGCTTAGTCAGTGTCGGCAACCCCCACTCCACCACGGAGATCAAACACAACAAGAAAGTCGTTGGTCACATCACGGGACCGAACTGGCAGTCCCCTGATAACTTGTGGCGTGTCCGCCTAGTGGTGCTAGATGAGAAGGAGCACTGCATCTGGAAGTGGGTCACGTTGAAGAAGACCTTCAGCACAGAGCCAGACGCTCGTGTGTTTCTGAACCAGCACGCCGCGGAACTGGTGGCTATGGGCCTCTACCACTTCGACGACGAGGTCTAGCCCACCACTCTGATAGATCATAGTCCACCAACGAAACCCCAAACTCGAAGGAACACAGAATGAACACCACACCGCTCTCCCAATCACTGGCCGACGTACAGACCCTGCTCCACCGAGTGGGGCTCGACGCTGTCCCCATCAACAACTCCCATGACATGCGGTGTACGATCCCAAACAAATTCCGGATCGACCGGGAAGTGATGATCATGCACTACGTCCTCGAGAACAAATTCCGGGTCTCCGCCCACGTCAACGGCAAACTCAAGTGCACGATGATCCCCGTGGCCCGTGGGGCCTATCACGTGGCGATGACCGTTGTCCGACGGTTCATGGAACAGGAGTAACGACATGACGCAACCGACGACGAAACCTGCTTGGTCTGGTCGGTGTAATTGCTACAACGAACACCGCAGTTCTTCGGGGCGGTGCAGGTGCCGGACCAGTCGACTTCCTGAGACCGGGGAGTATATTGGAGGGGTCCTCGATCCCACACGATATGAAAACGAACTGGCGATTTGCGAGGACTGCCGGAAGTATTGTCCGGCAGGGAACGGGACACGCTTACAACCCAAAGAGGAGCCGAAGGAATGACGAACGTCTCCACCACAATCCGGGACCGGGAAGTCCACGTCAAGGTCAGCATGGCTTCCGCGGAGCCGGATGTTGGGATCATGGGTCCTTATATCGAGGACTACGAAATCACGGACGATGAAACGGGGGAGGTGCTGGACTGGGAATTGACCCACGGGGAACTCGAGCAGCTCGCCGATGACGCGGCGGAACAAGCCGCCGATGACGAAGCCGACGCCGCTGCCTCGTGGGCGGACGCCCACTACGACGACTGACGGTTCCGGTTTCGATCGGATCAACTTCACCTTCCGATATTCCCTGTGACCTGACCAACCCACCACATGAAAGAACCCATGTTTCCCATGTCCATTGAGGAGGTTGTCGAACTTATGGAAACGTCCCGTTCCGAACGGGAGTGGGACGCCAATTGTGACCGGGTGAAAACTATGTTCGATGGGTACCCGCACTTCTGGTACGAATCCATTATTTTGGGTGGCGTCCTCCAACGCTGCCAGCAAAACTGGACGTCGAACGTCGTGGACTAACAAAGTCCGTTCTGTATCCAAACTCAGTGAAGGAACTCCAGACTATGTGTGAGCTCGAAGTCCGCCACACCCCCACCGGCATCCGCCTTGGTGCAAAGGGGCCCGTGGCCAACACGCCGGAGAAGGTGGCTGTTCTCATGACGAAGCTCCCGAAGAACGTGGCCCGTCGGGCACGCAAGGAAATGCACCGGCGTGGGCTGGTGTCCCTTGCCTCGGTTCCCCGTGCCTCGGTCGCCACGGTCTAAGGAGGGTTCTTTGTTCTATGACTCACCGTCCCTTGTGAACGTCACGGAGCCGATAGTGACGTTCACGGGGACCGAACGGGGCCAACGGCCCGGCGAAGGGGACCTGTCCGGTCCCCGGCAACAGCCTTCTACATACGGTTGACTTGATGGGTAGCCCGGCGCTCGTCGTTCGGTGGGATCGGCAAACAGTACCCCACCAGCCGGGCTACTCGTTCTCCTCCTCTTCTACTAGGGGGTGAGAACGAGTAGCCTTTAGACATGGGAACAACATGGCGGACCGTGACAGTATTCTGACCAAGCTCGAAGCCCTGATGAAGCGGACCCGTGAGAACGGGGCGTCTGAAGCCGAGGTCGAATCGGCAATGGCTGTCGCACGCAAGTTGATGGATGAACATAACGTCGCGATGGAGGAAGTGTTACTCCGTCAAAGTCGTGGGAAAGCCTTCACCGTAGAAATCAAGGAGGAAACAGCACGGTCCACAACAATGCCACGTCCATTCGAACAACTTCTGCTGCATCTTGTCAGTGAAATTTGTGGTGTTCGGTGGTACTACCGCCCGGACCCGAAAACCCCGGACCGTACCACACGGCTGACTCACTATGTGTTTTACGGAATGGAGCAGGACATTCTGGTCGCGAAATTACTTTTCCTGGAGTTGTTGGTGGTCATCCGTGCTATGGCCTCGGTGAAGGTTGGGAGCGGTGGGGGTGGGTTACAGGCACGCCGTCGCGCTTACTGTGAGGGCTTTAGTCGTGGATTATTCTTCAAGGTAAAAAAACAAGGACAGGAGGCAAAACCCACTACTCCTGGAACGTCCCTTGTGCTTTGTAAAGAGGAAGCGCTCGACCGGTACTCCACGGATATCTTAAACATCAAACAAGTGAAATCCAAAGTTCAAAAGAAACAGAACAACCCCTCGGATTACAATGTTGGATGGATGGATGGGGCCGAGTATGAGCTGAACCCGCAGAACAAACCACACGTGACTCAGAAAACAAATCATCTGAACTAGGAACGACATGAGAGCTTTCCTTTCCGGCACATTCGAGGAACTGCACGCGGTGGGTTGTATTCAGACTGGAGCGGACGTCCGCCCAAATGTAGACGACGCCCGGTCCGTTTTTGGGGAGCTGTTCCGGGGGTTGATGATTCTGACCAAGGACCACCCCTGCAACGGATGCCCTGTCGCCGGCAAGTGCGAGGCTCAAAAACAGTACGAGGTGATCGACACGGAGAGCCCCGGTCCCTTGGAACACCTCGTGAACTTGGGGTTCGAGAGGCTCCTGCAAACCATGTCCGGGAAAGGACAGCAGACGACAAGGACTGCCCCAGTCAAACCCAAGAAGGAACAAGCCCCTCCACGTCCACGCTGCCCACGTTGCGGGCTCAAAATTCGGTCGGACAGCCACGACCAAAATTGTAGACCCCGGTCGGGTTGACGGTGGGTTTACACCCCCGTACAATGGGCCCTCCCACAACGGGAGTGCCTCTACATCCCCCAAGAAAAGGAAGCCAAAATGGCAACCGCCCGCGAACTTCTCGCACAGGAAAGCTTCGAAGACGTCAAGCTGCTGGTCTGGGACTGCGTCCACAAGTTCCACAGGAAATACGGGGACCTCTACGGGACCCGGGAGGAGCTGTTCTCCGAAGGGTGTTACGGCTACACCCTTGCGTACAATAGGTACGACCATGAGAAAGGTACGTTCCCGACCTACGTCCGGAACATGGTGAATTTCAAACTGATGGAACTGCTCCGCACGGAAACGAAACACCGCGTGCGGTACAACGCTGTCGAAGACATCGAAACCGCGGACCGGGTTCACCCCTTCTCCCTCATGGAATTCCTCGAAGAAGTTTCCGAGGATGCCCGTGCCATCGTGTCCCTCGTGCTCGACACGCCCCGGGACCTTCAACGTGTGGTCCACAAGGAGGGGCGGAAAGACGTGAAGTACACCCTCCGACAATATCTGGACGGGATGGGTTGGGAGGAGGAACGTGTGGAGAACGCGTTCTCCGAGATCTCGACAGCCCTCTGTTAGGCCACGTGGCCCGTGAGAGGGGTTGGTGGAGGGACGAGCGGGGGAGGTGTGTTCTCGGACCGCTTCTCCACGTCTCCATTCCACCAACCCCTTCAGAGCCTGACCCGAAACTGTAGAAGAAGCGGTGCAAGCTGCGAGGGATCGAAAGTCTAGGGTCAGGCTCCCACGGGTTATCTATCCATCATTGCTGTACAGGACGTCCTTGTCCTAGGAGGTTCTATGCTTGTTCTCTCACGCCGCCCCAATGAAGAAATTGTCATTGCTGGGGGCATTACACTCAAGGTCCTGTCTGTCCAAGGTAAACGCGTAGTCTTCGGTTTTACGGGACCAGACGGGATTTCTATCATCCGAGCAGAATGCTTAGATCATGACCAAGCTCTACCCGTACCAGAAGCAGGGCGTCCAACTGATCTCGAAAGCGGACGGACGCTCGCTCCTCGCAGATGAAATGGGGCTCGGCAAGCAAGAGCCCCTGACATCACTGATTCCAACACCTAACGGCTTTGTCCCTATGGGTCAGCTGGAGGTGGGGGACTCCATTTTTTCCGATGACGGGACACCCACACTCATCACAGGAGTGTTCCCACAGCAAAGTCAGAGAGTCTACCGGGTCCACTTCAGTGACGGGTCCTATACGGATGCTGGCCCGGACCACTTATGGCTAGTCAACGATCAAAATGGCAACAAACGACAAGCCAAATATGGAACGCCGTGGCGTACGCTCACTACAAAAGAAATAAAAAACCGCGGACTTCTCAATCAAGGAAAATCACACTCCGGTTCACAGCCTAAGTTCTGGATTCCAAGACAAGGTCCGGTTCAGTACCCACACGCTGTACTGCCAATGGACCCTTACTTCCTGGGGTTCCTGATCGCCAACGGATGCTACACCAAGAAAAGCGGATGTGGAAGTGTCGTTATCAATAATAATGACATAGAGGAGGTAGCTCGAAGAATCCCAACCCCTACTCGGGTAGACAGCCCCTCAACTGGGTGTGTTCGATTTAGCTATCCAAAGGGGCATCTCAAGCACTGGTGGGAGTGTGGGTTAAAAGCAACTACGTCACGGTTCAAAACCATTCCAGCGTCTTATATGACAGCTTCGATCGATCAAAGACTAGAGCTGCTCCGTGGACTGATGGATGCGGATGGAAGTTGTTCTAGACAGAATCAATCGAATTACCATACAAGGAGTAAGAAACTCGCAAAGCAAGTCAAGCAACTCGTAGATTCGTTGGGTGGGTATGCATCCATTCATTCCTACCCAAGAGATACGGGAGTGGATATTGCTGTGTTCATCCAAATGGATGTATCCCCGTTCCATGTAAGCAGAAAAGCGACTAATTGGAAACCTGTTGAGGCTAAACGCGTCAAAAAACGATGTATTGTTCGGATTAACAGACGTCCAAATCAACCCACTCAATGCATTAGCGTGAACAATCCACGGCACCTTTACTTGACTGGGAAGAACTACGTTGTCACACACAACACTCTCCAGTCCCTGACGTGGTTCGACTGGAACTTTGGGGACGACGCCCTTTGCATTGTGATCTGTCCGGCGTCCCTGAAATACAACTGGGAACGGGAGGCTCTGACTCACATTGGAGTTCGGGCCGCCGTGTGCAGTGGACGGAAACCCCCGAAGCGTCGTAGTATCTTCGTCAAACATCGTATCATCATTATCAACTACGACATCCTCGCGGATTGGAGGGAATACCTCTCTTCGCTCAAACCAGACCTCATCATTATCGACGAGGCCCATTTCTGTAAGAACCCGGAATCCCAACGGTCCCGCAACGTCACGGCGTTGTGCAAAGAAGTCCCGCATATCATTGCCCTGACGGGGACACCCCTCACCAACCGCCCGGCAGAGCTGTTCCCCATCTTGCACATCCTGTGGCCCAAGCATTACTCCAAGTTCCAACGGTTCGCTTGGAAGTATTGTGACCCGCAACGGAACTTCCGCGGCTACTGGGAATACAAGGGGGCCAAGAACCTTGACCTACTCCATGCCCGGTTGAAGAAGCGGGGGATGATTCGGCGTCTGAAACGAGACGTGCTGAAAGACCTGCCACCGATCACTCATAACGTGGTTCTATTGGATATCAAGAACCGCAAGGAGTATGATGACGCGGAGAAGGACTTCATCCAATGGTTACAGAAGAAGTCCCCGGCGAAGGCTAATAAAGCCATGCGGGCGGAACGGATGGTCAAACGTGGCTACCTCCGACGTCTGATCGGGGAACTGAAACTCCAAGCCGTGAAGGAATGGATTGACACGTTCTTCGAAGAGACCGACGACAAACTGATCATCTTCGGTATCCACAAGAAGGTACTGAAACCCCTGCAGGAACACTACCATTCCCGGTCCGTACTCTTGGACGGGTCCGTTACAGGGCGGAAGCGGCAACTAGCCGTTGACAAGTTCCAGAAGGCCCCAAAAACAAAGCTGATTCTGGCCAACGTCCAAGCTGGGGGAACAGGGTACACGCTGACCGCCAGCCGGACCGTGGGGATGATCGAAATCCCATGGACACCGGGGGAGGTCAACCAAGCCGTAGCACGTGCCCACCGGATCAGTCAAACACGTGGCGTCATGTGCTACTATCTGGTCGTGCGAGACACGATCGAGTACGACCTTATCCGGTTGATCCAGCACAAGCAAGGGATTCTGGACAATGTGCTGGACGGTGGGGTCCCGGCGAACAGCGGGGACCTGATGGACCTACTGGACCTCGAGATTGAGAAACGAAGCAGGAAAACATGAGTAACGTCACCAAGGTTTATCGCGTCACGCTGATGATTGTAGATCACGACTGTCTTGGGCCAAAGGAGATTCGGGACGTCCTCGAAAACACGGAATTCCCGAACCACTGCTTTCATCCTCAGATTGTTTCAATGGAAGCCCGGGATGTGATCTGGGACGATGGACATGCCCTCAACAAGCGAAGAACGTGGATCGACGCGTTCTTCCGACTATTCAATATCACGCAAGTGGACACGGACACAAAACCAAAGGACTCCCCATGAGACCAGATAGACAGAAGACCGTTTGCGGGCGAAAGGTCGAGGAGTTCTTCTGGGGTGGGGCTCTTGTGGTCTACGTGGACAATCATGCTGTCCAAACTTCCTTTGATACAACGTGTGAAACGATTGAAAGTGGACAGGAGCCGAAATGGGCAGGTCCCAAACGCGAACCAACCCCGACGACCACCGAACTCAAACGCTGGCGAGCCTACTTCGTTGGATTCAACATCGAAGTGGACGCCGTGGACAAGAACGCCGCGTGTCACCTTGCCCGTGATTTGGCAAATTGGCGAACACACGGTCGGGGGCGGGAGACGTTGCTCTTGCACGTTGAAGAGATCACCCAGACGCTAGCACAGGCCACACCATGACCGACGTCAACAAAACCGCCGACATCACTCGCGGCCTGGAACTGGCACAGGCCGCGACGCCAATGCCGTGGTATCAACAGGTTGACTGCTCGCAACTGGACGAGAACGGAAACGGTCCTGTCGGTAGGTGCGTTTCGATCTATGAAGACGACATCTGCGATGCGATCGCATGGATGAGTGATCGCGAAGACAGCTCGCAGAACCACGCCTACATCATCGAAGCCTGCAATCACTATCCAGCAGCGTTGAAGGAACTGGCTGAACTGCGGGCCGAAGCCGTCAAGAATCTCCAACTGGTCGAGGAGCTATCCCGTAAGTGCGGTGAGGCCGAGGGCCGTCTCATTGGCGTCGGTTGGCACGGTGGTGTTGACAAGATGCTGGATGCGTTCCGCGCAGAGAGCGAGTCGCTCCGTCAGCAACTCGCCGACGTGACCGCCGAACGTGACCGGCTGCGGGATGTGCGAGACGAGATCGGCAAGCGTTTTCGAGAGTGCATTTCAGATCGTACCCGGCTTCTCGACTGGAAAGAGTCCGCAACGTCCGTGATGAACGCGACTCATGTAGCATGGGAGCGATGCGGGAAGCCGGGAAATGTAGGCGAAAGCATCTCCGACGCGATGGCGGATGAGGTGCTCCGGCTGCGGGCTGAACTGAACGTCGCTCGCGTCGGCCTGATGGCTGTTGAGGACCTGATCGACGAATCGAAAGGCGTCTACGGTCTGCATCTCAATGGCGATCCTGTACCGTGGTCAGAGATTCGCGGTCATGGTCGACTCTGTGAGTGGCTTGAAGATTACGATGCTGCCGTGCTCGAAGCGATGGCCGCAATGAAGGAGCCACAACCGTGACTCAGTACGACATGACAACCGGTAGACGGTCTCATCCGATATTTAAGTAGCTAGTCCCCCAAGGACTTGTCCCCCAACAGAACAGGAGGTGTCCCATGCGCAAGATCAACTAATACCACCCAATAGCGTCCGGCGATATGTCCCGAAGCGGTAGCGGGGGAGTCTACCGCCTTGTAAGGATGAGTTTCGTATGGACTTTCGAGAACTGCTTTCAGACTTGAATGTCCCCATGGCCCCCGAAGGGCACCATCATACCCGCGACGGTTGGATCAATTTCGACTGTCCCTTCTGCGGGGCGTCCACATCTAAATATCACATGGGTCTTAATACCCGTGGGGGCTACGTCAACTGCTGGATTTGTGGTCCTCATAATCTCGCTGAGACGTTAGCCGAAATATCTGGACGAACCCCGTCCGCTGTCAAACACCTCCTCCGAGACGTAGAGCGACCCCGCTACGAGGAACGGGTCGAACACACGGGGACGTTGAAACTCCCCTCCGGGGTGGTCCCCTTGATGCGGGTTCACCGGGACTACCTCCGAGGCCGTGGGTTAAACGTCAAGGAAATGAAGCGACTATGGAACCTCCAAGGAATTGGGGTTCATGCTTTCCTTGGGTGGCGTATCTTTATCCCCATCACGTACCATGGCAAAGTCGTGTCATGGACGACCCGGTCTCTATCCGATGAAGGGACACGGTATCTCTCCGCTGGGACGGAGCAGGAATCTATTCCCCATAAGAGTCTTCTATTCGGGGAGGATTACTGTCGGCATGCTTGTGTAGCCCACGAGGGACCCTTCGACGTGTTCCGCACCGGTCCCGGGGCTGTGTGTACGTGTGGGGTGGGCTTCTCCCGGTCCCAAGCCCTACACCTAGCCAAATACCCTTTACGGGTTATTTGCTTTGACAGCAGCGAGGACGCCCAGCGCAGGGCCCGCGCCTTGTGTGACGAACTGGAACCGTTCCCGGGCGAAACGGTTAACGTGGTCCTCGACAGCAAGGACGCTGGCTGTGCCACCAAGCGGGAAACGAGATACCTGCGATCCTTCTTGGATAGATGACATGCACGAAGAAGAACGAAACTGGGAAGGTGTCTGGATTCCCTTCTCGTCTTACACGACACCAGACGCCCCCTTGCACCACCTGACCCACGGGGAGCAGGTCCTCTATTGTTTGATCTATGGTTTGGCGAAAACTAAAGGGTATTGCCGTTCGACGAATGCTTGGATGGCCAAGGCCCTCAATTGTAGCCCGACTTCGATTGGGGACATGGTAGCCGAGCTCAAAAGCAAGGGAGTTCTTTCGTGTCGTGTTGTTCGGAATAAAAGACGTCTGTCCCCTCTTGTCGTCTTGGAGGAGAGGGACAGTGAAGAAGAGTGACAAGTCCTTCAAAGGTATCTGGCTCCCCAGTACGGCTTTCACTTTGCCGTTGATGGTTGACCTGTCCCACGCGGGTCGAGTCCTCTATTGTTTGATCTACGGACTTTCCAAATCCAAAGGACACTGCTACGCGACGAACGCTTGGCTGGCGGCTGCACTCGGCTCCAGTCCAAATTCGGTGAGTAACATGGTGGCCCGACTCTTGGATATGGACGTTATCGAATGTCAAACAGTAGATGATAGACGCCAGATCATTCCGCTTATTGTCTTGGAAGATGACACCGACTCTGGAGGTATCTGGCTCCCTTCCGCGTCGTTCACAGCCCCATTGATGGGGAACTTATCCCCCATGGAACGTGTCCTCTTTTGCCTGATCTGTGGACTATCCCAGTCTACAGGATACTGCTATGCGACAAATAACCAGCTAGCAGAAACGATCCAATCAAGCCCGGATCATGTGAAAAGTGGTGTTTCTAGATTCGTAAAATTGGGTCTCCTTCTGTGGAGAAAAGTCGGGATTCTACGTCAACTGACCCCACTTTTAGACCGGACAGGGGGTCCACTATTTCCCCCGGAGGGGGGTGATATAGTGGAGGGGTCGGGGCGAAATAGTGGAGGGGGTCAGGGTGAAATAGTGGAGGCCACTTATAGTAAAACTATAGTAAAACAAAAAACACTGTCGCGCCCTGCGGGCGACGACGGTTTTGAGGAAGATCAAACTATGCCATTCTTTGACGAACTTGTTCCGGAAACAACATCACAATCAACACCATCAAAGTTTGACGTGGACTGTGCTACCAAACTGAAAGAAACCCTTCAGTCCAAAAATCTAGTCACAAGACCAGTTAGTATCAAGAAGTGGTCCAATGAATTTCGTATCCTAAGGAAGACCAACAAGAAAGCCATTATCAAGTCCGTGTTGAAATGGTACTGTGACAAAGCTGGTCAGAAGTATGTCTCCGTTGCCTTGAGTGCCGGTTCCTTTCGACGTAAGTTTGATAACCTGAAACACCAGTCAGAAAATCAGTTCACGTCGTCCAGTCCAAAGGAACACAAAGAGTATGACACGATCACCAAGGCTCTCTATGATGAGCTGAAACATCTTCACTGGCCCAAGGGAACGAAGACGCAGCTCCTCGACGCCATCCAAGATTCTGTGCTGGAGTACGACCTGTTCTGGAAAGCCCTGTTGACCGTGACCAAGCGGGCCGACGTACCGACTGGGGTCCTACGGCTCGCCAAGGAATTGAAGGGGTCCATTCCTAGTCAGAAGACGTTTGTACGAACGTGGTTCGAGACTATTAACAAGTCCGTGGAGAACTGGGAGGGCTGGTCGGGGAACTTACGGTCCATGGCCTTGAAAAGGGATCACAAAAAATTCCAAGCCCTTGGTCGAGGGTGGTCTGACGATTATTGTGGGGAACCGGGGCGGTGGGACAAACTGGTGGAGGTTATGGAATGACACGGGACCAGCAACAAACTCTGCTCGCTGTTAGTCAATCCGTGGGAGTCCCCATCGAACTCATCAACGGTTATAGCGGGTTACTGAACACGGAAGAGACGCCGGCTGTTTCCTTCAACAGCATCGAGGACGCCGATCGGGTTGTGGAAGGTTATACGATGTCGGCTGGGAAGCTTTTCTTCTTTCGCCGGGATGTGGTTGGTCGGATCGTGTTTCTTTATTAGGAATGGAAATGATCTACCTGTACTGGCTACCCTGCAGTCCCAGCATTCCAAAACAGCACGGTGTCGAGGCCGCCGGTTGGTACGCTTGGGACGATGTTACGCTGGTCGCCGACGGACCACACCCCACACGGGAAGAAGCTTTGCAGTCTATGATGTCGGACTTCGAACAACAACGTAATCCATTCTCTGACGCATGGGTTGGGATGTATTCGGACCTGCCCTCTGTCGTGTGGGAACCGGTTTGTCCTGTATGTGGAATGAACATTACAGAGGACCAGTGGAAGACACGGGGTGACGCGACAATAGACTTCAAAGCCTTGCGTTCTCTTGTCCCACAAATCAACCCCCAGTCGAACGAAATTGTGCACGACGGGACAAGGGACTGGGCGGACGCTCCTTTTGCGTTGTAGGTCCCGTCAAGCCCTATCCTACTACGTTTTCGACAGTGCCACGGGAGTGACCACAACATATGAAAACTGAACGACGCAACGGCGGGGATGAACGACGCATTCTGACCGGCATGATCGTTGACCCGATTGTGCTCGGTCATGTCGCGTCCGTGTGGACCAAGGAGGGACGGTTCAAATCCAAGTGGTCCAACCTGATCGGCGGCTGGTGCAATCAGTATTATACTCAGTACGAGAAGGCCCCCGGTAAGAACATCGAAGGGATGTTCGAAAGCTGGGCCTCCCGGAACAAGGACAAGGAAACGATTGCCGCGGTGGAGCGGTTCTTGTCGTCCTTGTCGGGGGAGTATGCCCGGCTCCGCAAGGAACAGAACAGTCAGTTCATTGTGGACTTGGCATCGGATCACTTCAATCGTGTGAACCTGCTCCAGTTGTCCGAGACCTTGCAAGGAGACATCGACCAAGGAAGACTGAAGGAAGCCCTAAGCCGTGTCAACGGGTTCAACCACGTGGAGCTCGGTTCCGGGATGGGGGTGGACGTGCTCCGGGACCAAGTGGCGATGCAACAGGCCTTCGAGTCCAAGTCAGAACCTCTGATCACGTATCCCGGGGCACTGGGGAAGTTCTTTCGTGACGCCTTGGAACGGGATGCGTTCATTTCGTTCATGGGCCCGGAGAAACGGGGGAAGAGTTGGATTCTACTGGATATCGCGTGGCGGGCGATGCTTCAGCGGCGGCGGGTGGCATTCTTCTCCGTGGGGGACTTGAGCCAGAACCAGATGATGCGGCGCTTCCAGAAACGGGCGGCAAAACGACCGTTTGTTCCTAAGACCATCCGTTACCCTATGAAAATCGACCACGACCCGGATGAGCGGTGGGCCGTGGTGACTGCAGAGGAACGGGTGTTCAAGGAAGCCCTGTCGTGGCAGGACGGGTTCAAGGCCTGTGAAGCGGTACTCGCCAAGACCAAGACCAAGCAGACACTCCTCCGATTATCAACCCATCCCGCGGACACGCTCAGTGTCAACGGGATTTCTTCCATTCTCAAAACGTGGGAGCGTGACGGTTGGGCGCCGGATGTGATTGTCATCGACTACGCGGACATCTTGGCCCCACCGCCCGGCAACCTGCAAAGTCAGGACGCCATTAACAAGACGTGGATGAAATTACGGGCCCTGTCCCAAGCCCAGCATTGCTGCGTCATCACGGCAACCCAAGCCAATTCCGCGTCCTATAAAGCGGACACGTTGGACCAGTCCCATTTTAGCGAGCTGAAGAAGAAGATGGCCCACGTGACGGGTATGTGCGGGATTAACCAGACCCGGGACGAAAAGGAGGACGGCATTTACCGTCTTAATTGGATTGTCCTCCGGGAAAGTGAATTTAACGTATCCCGGTGCGTGTACGTGGCCGGGTGCTTGGACATCGGAAACCCGGCGGTCCGGTCGGTTTTTTAGAAAAATTTCCCCAACCGGGCAGATTTTTGTGGTTGGGTGGACCGTTGACCCGATATTACGGTCGAAGCAGGCACAAACGGTGTGCCAACCAAGTTCCCCCAGTTGTGGAGAGTACAAGTGAAGATCAATCGAAGTGCAGCCGTGTCCCTCCTCGTGGCGCTGGGCGCCGCAATGGCCGGCAAGTGGACGGCCGCGAAGCTCCTCGGTAAGCTCAAGAAGATCGACGAACTGGTCGACGAAGACACCAAGTTGGAAAAGGACGACGCCACCACCCTGAAGCTCCTTACCAAGGCGAACGAAGCCGGGGACGACATCGACATCGAAGACGATGTCCCCGCCGAAGACGAAAAGCCCGCCAAGAAGGAAAAGGCCAAGGCGAAGCCCGCCAAGGACAAGCCGGCGAAGAAGGCCAAGGAAGACAAGGGCCCCGGCGTCATCGCGTCCATCGTGGAGTTTCTCAAGGAAGCCACGGCCAAGAACCCCATCGACAAGAAGACCATCCTGGCCAAGCTGGTGGAACGGTTCCCCGAACGCGGGGAGGACGCCATGAAGTCCACCATCAACATCCAAGTGCCGAGCCGTCTGTCGAAGGACAAGGGGCTCAACATCAAGAAGAACGAAGACGGTTACTTCATCGGCAAGGGCGACGCCAAGGCGGAAAAGCCGGAGAAGGAAGAAAAGTCTGCCAAGAAGACCAAGGCCAAGAAGGCTCCCAAGGAAGAAGAGGAAGAAGGCGACGACGAATAAGCTACTCCAAGGAGTGGTCGGAGTGGTAGGTTACGGAACGCGCTGATGACAAAAGAACCGCAGGAGACGGACAACCTGCGGTTCTTTTTATCCCTCCGATAATACAACAGACCGGGCCTGAACAGGATTCGACAGTACGACAATGAGTGTTTGATGCGTGTCGTGGTTGATCGGTTGGCCACGTTAAAAGCCGGTCAAAACTTAGTTGCGAAGACCTCCCACGCAATGGCCATCTAGGCCACCGGATGGTCCTCCTCGTTTGGAGGGGGGATCGATCTGGCTCATATCCAAACAAGCCTGTCACGAGTAGAGCCGATGACTGACAGGTTGCCTAGTGAGACTCAAGCGCCCTACGCCGGTCCCGTGAGCGAATAGGAGCGTATCAGAATCATGGGAATACACACGTAGATTCGACATATCGTTACGTGCTGGACCGGGGTTCGATTCCCCGCAGGTCCACTTGTAAGAGATCGCTTCCAGTGTTGGCGATGTTAGTCTGTGCTCCGGCGGGTGATGTATGCTTGTAAAAGCACTGCCCGTCCGGAGTCTCAGGATAAGGACAGGTCCCATCTCTTTCCTAATGTTCCAAGAAGTGAAACATGCCAAGAGAACTGACAGGTCATAAGGTCAACGGGCTGAACGAAGCTCTCACGGTTGAAGTCCTCGACGAGCCGGGGCACGGTGGGGCTTGCCATGACTACGTGATTCGTGTCCCACTTGGAAACGGTGTCACTCGCAACGACGCCATCCAATTCCAGAACGGACCGATCGCTGAAGTGGGTGTGAATGGTCTCAGTCAGGAGGCTCTGCTGGTTATTGTCGAGGATCGACTGAAGGGGTTCCAGTCGGGCCCCTTCGCTTGTCCCGAAAACGCGGTGGCCCTTGTGAGAGTACAAGACGCCCTGTTCTGGTTGAACCATCGCACGAAGAAGCGTATCGAACGCGGTGTGGAAGGAACACACGAAGTATGACCAGACGTGAAAACTGTAAAGGCCCCCGACGTCCATGGGAGAACCGGAAGCGGTATCAAGCCATCGCGGTTTTCCTGTTCTGTATACTGGTCGAAACCGCTTGTGTGATTTGGCTTATCACTCACACCCCGGAGTAGTCATGTCCCTCTTGCGAACTCCTAAAGACGACGAAGGTTGCGACGTGGAGTGCAAGTATTGCCCGCGTCACCTCCTCACAGGCCGTTGCTCTTGTGGGTATGTCCGACAATGTGATGGGTGTCAGACCACCGAGGGCCTGAAGTTATTTTGGAACGAAGGACCGGTCTTTCTGTGTGGTCCCTGTGCCGACTACGCCTTCGACAATCAGTTGTTCGACGCGAGGACCCCATGACACCAACCGAACCAGAAATCCGCACGTTTCGCAGGTTGCCAGTCAGTCTTGGAGTGTTGCCGTTCGCATCCGCGGCTGCCGCATACCTCAATGCTATGGGACCGATACACGGCGAGCCTCGTGGGAAGCCGCTATCACCATCACCTCCACGTCCGTGTCTGCACTGCGGGAAAGAACACGATCACAACAACGCGTTCTGTAGCGGTGACTGCTGTCGGGCTTATCGAGCAAAGAAGCACTAACATGATTCCAAGCAAGTCCGCCAGTCGACCCGGAAAGTTCTCCCCTCTCGCGATGGCCATTCCTGTTCACTGCAAGCGCTGTGGAAAGATGCTTCGGGTGAGCAAGGGAGGACACGATAATAAGACAGCTCACGAAGTCTGTGGGAAGTGCAAAAGGAAGTAACATGATTTCGATTACACGTCAGTTCGGGTTTGATGCGGGACACCGGGTCCTCGGTCACGAGTCAAAATGTGCGAATCTCCACGGTCATAGGTATCTCGCGGAGGTGACCGTCACCGCCCCCAGGCTGGATGGACTGAGCCGGGTCGTGGACTTCTCCGTGCTGAAGGAAAAGGTCGGTAAGTGGATCGACGACCACTGGGATCACACTATGATCCTCAATGTGGACGACCCGCTCGCCATTGCATTGCTGCACCCCCAAGTTCTGATTTCGCACGTTTCTGGTTTGCGGCTCTGGCAACTGCAGGGACCGAAGGCTCCCTATATCATGGAATATGGAAAGAACCCCACGGCGGAGGTTCTGGCTCAGGAACTGGCGACCGTCGCTCAGAAACTACTGGAAGCCGACGGACTTGAAGTCACTCACGTGCGTCTCTGGGAAACCCCGAACTGCTATGCGGATTGGAACCTCTCATGAGTTTGGAATGTGTGATGGGGTTCCCTTGCAACTGGAAGAAGTACGCCAAGGGACCGGCCGCCCCACTCCCACCGAAACCCATTGCTAAGCATGAAAGCTACCCGTGCAACTCCGAGGAAGCCCGTGCTTACGTGTTGACTTTTGGAAAACACCAAGGTCTTCCGATAAGTAAGGCACCCCGAACTTACTTGCGGTGGCTCCTGCGGGATCATGGTCCACAGGAACGGCTAATCCCCCATACGGCAAAAGTCGCAGCCCGACTACTCTTGGAAGCCCAATGATGAACTGGAGGAAGCCCCCGTTTGCTTTCTTTACCATATCAACGAAGACTGGCGAACGGATCAATCACCGGTTCAACTGCCGGTTCGGTTTCGAACTTCAACGTGTCTCGTTCGCTGATCACCGATCGGGCTGGTCTGGGATCAAGTTCCACCTGTACCTGATCATCTGGTACTGGGGATTCTGTCTCGTTCGATGGCGAACGCCGCCTTACACGCGAGAGACCGTATACTCGCTGCTAGAGCAGGTCCGTAACACGCATGGTGATCGGTGGGCTGACTACGATCGCCGGATGGCCGAGCGGGAAGAAGAAGAATCTAAACTGCTCAGACTACAGACCAAAATCGTCCAAGAAGGCATCCGGCGGACGCAGGCAGGTCCCGACGATGTTACTGCTTAAGGAGAACAAGGTGAATACGCAACCCATCGAGAAGCAAATCCACACAGCGTACAAGTTCACCGTGCAGGGGGAGCCGTGGTTAACCATCCAAGGGGAAGGCCCCTTCGTAGGTCGTCGGGCTGTGTTCGTTCGGTTGGGTGGCTGCAATCTCCTCTGTCCGATGTGCGACGCTGACTACACGAGTGATCGACGGGACTGGGAGATTGAGGAGCTTGCGGCCACCATTGAGAAATACGAGACGCCGTTCGTCGTGTTGACCGGAGGGGAACCGTTCCGACAGCCGATCGGTCCCCTGCTGGAACGCCTACTCCAAAACAACAGAGTCCAGATCGAGACCAATGGGAGCCTCTTCCAGCCCATCCCGGAACACCCGATGCTGACCGTGGTGTGTTCCCCGAAGGGGCGGTACGTGAACCCCGAATTGATCCCCCGTATCTCCGCGTGGAAGTACGTTGTCCAACATGGGCAGGTGAACGAGAGGGGTTTGCCCTTAACCACATTAGGACGCACGGACCCGGTGTTCCTCCCACCCGAGGGCACTGTGGCCCCCATCTACGTTCAACCGCTGGACGAGTATGAAATGGGGAAGAACAAACTTAACATGCAAACGGCGGTGGACAGTGTTCTCCGCTTCGGTCATATCCTCTGTCTCCAGACCCACAAGATCGCGGGTCTTCCATAACCAAAGAAAGCAAACATGACAATGGCAATCGTCTCTCTCAGTGGTGGTATGGACTCGGTCACCGTTCTGTCCGAAGCCGTGGATGAGTACGGCTCAGGTTCCGTGCAGTGTGTCGGGTTCCAGTATGGGTCGAAGCACAACCCATTCGAGAACGAGGCCGCTCGTCAAGTGGCTTCACATTACGGCGTTCCCTTCGAACTGATCGATCTCACTCACATCGGGGAGAAGCTCAATTCCAATCTTCTCCGTTCTGGAGACGCCGTACCGGAAGGACACTATCAAGAGGAGTCCATGCGTCAGACCGTTGTCCCCGGACGGAACCTCCTTTTCATTTCCGTGTTGACGGCCTTGGCACAGTCCCGGGGAGTCCTAGAGGTCTGGCTCGGTATCCATTCTGGCGATCATTTCATCTATCCCGATTGCCGCCCGGAGTTCTTCCACTCGATTCGTAAGGGTGTCAAAACCGCCTACGAAGTGGAGCTGTGCGCCCCGTTTCTGATGGGGGACAAGACCAGTATCATCCAACGGGGTTTGCAACTGGGGACGCCTTACCATCTGACCCGAACATGCTATACGGATCAGGTTGTTGCTTGTGGCCGGTGTGGTTCCTGTCAGGAGAGGCTCGAGGCCTTCCGGAACAACGGTGTCGAGGACCCAATCGAGTACGTGACCCGGGAAGCCCTTCCGAAGTCCGAGTGATACGTTTTCTTTCCCATTCAACAATCTCTTCAAGAGTTGTGATCCATGAATAAGCGATTTCTGTCGTGGGCTGATGTCCAGCTTATGACCTACTCCCTTGCTAAATGCCTCGCGGAGGAAGTCCCAACGCATCAAGGGGTAGTCAAGCTCTACCCTGTACCTCGTGGGGGTGTCCATGTCGTTCAGA